AAGAGGCTCGGCACAGGCAGAACCCGCGTTAACGCGTCGATCAAATCGCTCGTCGCGGCGGGCTACGTTCAGGCCGTTGATCAATACAAAGAGAACAACGCGCAGACCGTTAGCCTCTACCGCGTGTTAATGGACATCAGTGCGCCAGAGGCAGCGGAGGCAGTCTCAAACGCAGCAATATTGCCTGTCTCATATACTGACACCCCCCTGTCAGCCGGTGAGACGGGGCGAGATTTAGCGCCAACGAAGCGAAACAAAACACAAGATGTAGACTCCCCTGTCAGCGGGCGAGACACCCCCCTGTCAATTAGTGTGACGCCCCCTGTCTCACCGGCTGACACAGAACTAACCCCATTAGAACCAACCCCAGAGAAGAAGCGCGCCACGCGCCTGCCGGCGACGTGGACGCCGCGCGTCGACGAGGTGGAATTCGGGAAAGCAGGGGGCCTTTCCGAAGCAGAGGTGCTGGCTGCTGGCGAGCACATGCGGGATTGGGCAGAGGCGAATTCCAAGTCCAAAGCCAATTGGGACCTGACGTTCCGCAACTGGCTGCGCACCGCGATCAGCGACGCCAAGCGAGGCCGTCGACCAGTTGTGTCGGCCGTCACCAGCTTCGACCGCGCCAAGGCGCTCAAGCGGTATTTCGAGAACGACTGGCGCCACCCGCTGCTGACTGACGACGACATCGCCAACGCCCTCAAAGCCCAAGGAGCCAAGCCGTGACAGACGCCGACACAATCGCGCGTGTAAAGCTCGCACGTCGCATACGCGAAACGCTCGCCAAAACCCTGTCCACGCCTCAGGTGCGCGCCGCTTGGCTACGACAGCAGGCCGACAGCATCGAAGCCGAAGCCGAGCGCGCCAAGCGGCCACTCGAGCGCTTCGACGTGGCCGCTGACGATCCGCAGGGGGCGTTCTGATGCGCGCCGAGGACAACTTCCAGATCACCGTGTTCGACTACCTGAAGCGTAACGGCATTTACGCTTTCCACATCAAGAACCAGGGCAAGTGGTCGCCCGCGTACGGCCGCAAGCTTCGCCAGATGGGTCGGCGCAAGGGCATGCTCGATCTCCAGTGCATCACGGCGATCAGCGAAAAGTTGCCGCGCGGCGTGTTCATGATCGAGTGCAAGCGCCCGCCGCAGCGCCTGCCGAGCGGCAATCTGAGCAAGGCGCAGCCGCGGCTTGAGCCCGAGCAAGTCGAAGTCATTGGCGAGCTGGCGGCGCTGGGCATCCCTACGTTGATCGTTCGCAGCCTGGATGAACTGGACGTGGCGCTGCTGTCGCTGGGCGTCTCTGTGCGCGCACGGGTGCTTTGATGCCGCTCCTGAGCAAGCCCCTAGGCCCGCAAGAGCGCCAAGCCGTCGAGCTGCGCCGCAAGGGCCTCAGCACGGGTGAGATCGCAGACGAGATGTGCCTGACCAGCAACCACGTCTCCACGGTCCTAACCCACGCCAAGCGCAAGGGCGCGGTGTTCCCGCGCGTGGTCAAGAAACACACCCCGTCCGTGCCGATCGAGCGCCTGGTCAAGATCAGGGCCGAGCTACTGCGGGCAGGCTACCGGCGCGGCATCCCGCGGATCATCGGCGAGCGTGTGGGGCTCACGAAGAACTGCGTCGGGGTGCGGCTCTGGAAGTACGACCAAGCACAGAAGCGGGAGAGGGCGGCATGAGCGGATGGAGCCTAAAGCGCATCGACTACGAGGCGCACAAGCGCAAGTGGGGCGGGTTCGAGGACCCGGACACGTACCACCCGGCGCGCGACCTAGCCAAGCAACAAGACTGGGAATGGGCCGTTGATCGCCTCGCGCGACGCATGGACATCACAGCCGACCAACGCCGGGCGGCGCATCGCTACTACGAGGCCAAGATGGCCGTGGAAGGCGACATACCGCCAGAACGGCGCGGCATGGTCACTGGTGGCCCGGAGTCGTGGCTAGAGCGCGCCTCGCGCGTGTTCTGGAGCGCCCATTCCTACGTGGTCGGCCATCCCGGCATGACGCCCATGCGCGCGGCCACGTTCGACAGGCTGTTCAAGGCAAGCCAGCCAACCCTTGAGAGCGTCCGCAGCGCCCGCGTTGGCGCCGCCAGCGGCCGCACAAAGCAGGGCGAAGCAATCGGGCGGATCAAGTGGTGCGTGGAGGTGCTGGCCAACCACTTCGACGGCATGAGCTATGAGGAGGCGGTGGTGAACGAGAAGCAGATGGGCGTGGGCGAAGGCTGGAAGCGTTGCCACCACACGCCGGGCTACGAGGCCGAAGCAATCGCTGCGCTAGAGCGCCAAGGCTTCCAGGTGTTCGTGGTCCCGACGAGCGGCAGCGTGTACTATCGCAACCCGCACGCGGCTTCCGTTTTCGAGCCTATTGACACTACCCCCCAAATCGCAGCATTAAAAACCTAACGTGTGAACACGCGCGCCCGGAGCAATCCGCGGCGCGCTTTTCGTTTCTGGCGGACGCGCTCGGACGGCCTATCCCTGTCAGCCCCTTGACGCTAGCCGCTCCACCGCCCGCCAGAATCCAACCCACAGCAGCCCGCCACGCTGCCGCCCTATGATCGTTCGGCAATGGTTAGCCGGATTAACGAGGCGGCGGCGATTTCCCTCCTTGTCCCTTAAGGCGGGCTGCTGCGGACCCAACAGGAGCAAGACATGACTAAGCTGAACGCCAAGACCAAGAAGGCCGCCAAGGCCGCGCCGAAGAAAGCGCCGGCCAAGAAGGCGAAGGCGCGCTGAGATGAGCGCGGCTGCGGTCTATCTCGCGGCAGACGGCCGCGAACTGACCCAAGAAGAGATCAAGGCGCTCACCGGCGAGGAGAAGCTAAAGGCCCGCGATCGCGCCAACAGAACCGCAGGCATCGCAGAGGGCAAGAAGCGCGCGCTTGCTGAGCTGGCCAAGATCGGCCTCCAAACGCAGGAGGAGTACAGCCAGCTCGCCCAGCTCCGCGCCGAACGCGACGCACGCCCCACGGCAGGCGAAGAAGCCAAGCACGGCAGACACCAACGCTGGCTAGGCTTCGCCATAGGCGTACCCGCCGGCATGATCCTCGCCTGCGCCGCCATCTTCGCCATGCAGGGCATCATCTGGGACACCGCAACGCGCTCGTTCCGTGAGCAAGCCATGACCGGCGCGATCATTTCAAGCCAGGGTGAGCAACAAAGCGAGGGCTACACTAACCCCGGCCAGGATGTTACGAGGCGGCCATGACAATCGTTGCTGCGGGCAAGCCAGACGGTTACGGGACGTGCGAGCAGTGCGCCTTCTTCAGCGCACGCACCGATACGCTCGGCGTTTGTGGAAGGCGCGAGAAGCCACTTGGCGTCACCGGCATGGGGCGCCTTAACGCTTGGCCCTTCACCTTGGCGTGGCATAGCTGCTGCAATCCGCGCCAACGCCCCCGGCAAGTGCTTTGGCATGAACGCGGCGCGTCGGTTGACGCGAAGCCGGAAAGCTATGTCCACGCCCTAGCGGGCCTGTTCGTCGCCCAAATCGTTGCTGACATCGCCGCAGCGATAAAGCCGGAGCGTAGCGACGCTTACACGAACCCAGGGCAAGACGTTACGCGCAGGCCATGACCATAGATCAAGTTCATCAAGATGGCTAACGGACACGGCGGCAGACGCCCCGGAGCGGGCGGCAAGAAGGGTGTGCCGCGCACCAAGACCAAGCAGGCTTACGAAGCGATTGAGATGGCCTTCGAGGGCATTGGCGGCGTTAAGGCGCTGACAGCTTGGGCCAGAGAGAACCCGAGCGACTTCTACAAAGTGATCTTCCCCAAGATCATCCCTGTTCAGGTGGGCGGCGATCCTGAGAACCCGCTGCGCGTAGTTAACGAGATCGTCCTGCGTGGCGTTCGACCAGACGCATGAGATCCAGCTACCGGACAAGCTAGTCCCGGTATTCGAGGGCAAGGCTAGGTTCAGGGGCGCTAAGGGTGGGCGTGGCTCAGCCAAGACGCGCACCTTCGCCAAGATGAGCGCTGTGATCGGCGCTAAGGCTGCGGCTGAGGGCCGGGAGGGTGTTATCCTCTGCGGCCGTCAGTTCATGAACAGCTTGGCGGACTCCTCGTTCAGCGAGGTCGCCGCGGCCATACGCTCTGACCCGTGGCTCATCACGGTGTTTGAGATTGGCGAGACGTTCATCCGCACCAAGTGCCGGCGGGTCGAGTACCTGTTCGTCGGCTTGGCCCGCAACCTAAGCAGCATCAAGTCCAAGGCGCGCATTCTGCTGTGCTGGATCGACGAAGCCGAGGACGTGAGTGAAGCGGCGTGGGTGGTGCTGATCCCGACAGTGCGGGAAGAGGGGTCAGAGATATGGCTGACCTGGAACCCGAGGCTTAAGGCGAGCGCCACGAATAAGCGCTTTGGTAACCCGAGCGACGCGGACACCAAGATCGTTGAGTTGAACTGGCGGGACAATCCGTGGTTCCCGGCCGTGCTCGAAGCCGAGCGCCAGCGTGATTTGCGCGACCGGCCCGAGCAGTATGAGCATATCTGGGAAGGCGCATACGCCACGGCGGCGACGGGCGCTTACTATGCCCAGGACTTACTGAGGGCCAAGCAGGACAAGCGCATCACACGCGTGTTCAGAGAGCCGCTGCTGCCGATCTACAGCCACCATGACATCGGCGGCAAAGGCGCGAAGGCTGACAACTACGTGATCTGGATCACGCAGCGTGTGGGCCGCGAGATCAGGGTGCTGGATCACTACAACGCTCAAGGCCAACCGCTCGCAGCGCACGTTCAGTGGATGCGGGATCGGGGCTATGAGAAGGCTCACATCGTCCTGCCGCATGACGGCGCCAACGATGGCGGGCCGGCAGAGACGTGGGAAGACGCATGGCGCAAGGCAGGCTTTGCCAATGTGCGGGTCATCCCCAACCAAGGGCCGGGTGCAGCGATGTTCAGGATCGAGCAGACGCGCAGGCGCTTTGCACAGACAGTTTTCAATGAGGACACGACCGAAGATGGACGCATCATGCTTGGGCTCTACGCGCCTAAGATCAGCGAAGAGACGGGCGCAGACCGTGGGCCGAACCACGACTACAGCCACGACGCGGACGCGTTCGGTCTGATGATGTGCGACTATCGCGATCAGGCCATTGTGGAAGACAGCCGCCCGCTCGCGCCGCCTATGGGGACGGTGGCCTAATTGGCTTACGACCGCGGCGACGCTGACGACAGCGGCTTAGTCGAGGCCCTGCGCGCTGAGGAGCAATGGGCTGCGTCCTACCTCAAAAGCGAGCTTCAGGAAGCGCAGATTAATGCGCTCAAGCGCTATTACGGCGACGAGTACGGCGACGAGGTGGACGGCCGCAGCCGTGTCACCACGCGCGAGGTGTACGAGATCATCCAGTGGCTGCGGCCTGATCTGCGCCGCACGTTCACCAGCGGCCCGAAGGTGTTTGAGTTTGCGGGCGTCACGCCTGAGAGCGATGAGCACGCAGAGGCCGCGACCGATCTGGTGAACTACACGTTTCTCAATGACAACGAGGGCGAGCGCGAGCTTGACGCGTTCATCTTCGACGGCCTGTTGCAGCGCGTCGGCATCATGGGCTGCGAGTGGAAGGAAGCTGAGTACAGCCCCGCTCAAGAGGTGAGCGGCCTCAACATGATGCAGGCGCAACAGCTCATGGCTGATCCGTCCACGGAGATCGTGGGCCAGGACGTAGAGCAGGGCCAGCCCGACGAAGCGCACCCGGACGGCATGTTCTATGCCTTCAAGATCAGGAAGCGCACCAAGCACGCCTACCCGGAAGTGTTCGCAATCGCGCCCGAGGACTTCCGCATCGCTGCGCGCACGGTGGATCTGGAGACGGCCCGCTATTGCGGCGACGTGGTTCGCATGATGCGCGGCGAGGCCAAGCGCAAATGGCCTGAGTACGCCGAGGAGATCGACAGCCACCAGGGCGACACGTCAGGCTTCAACACCGACGAGCGCCGGGCTGAGCGCTTCCGTGACCTGGAAGGCTGGGACGCTGGCGCTATGCGCGGCGCCACAGAGGGCGATGCTGGCGAGGTCGAGATCATGCGGGAGTACATCCGCTACGATCTGGACGGCGACGGGATGCCCGAGCTGATCCGCTGCTATCGCCTGGGCGATTGCATCCTCGAGAAGGAGGAGGTGGATGAGCACATCTACAGCCACTGGACGCCGAACCCGATCCCGCACCGCTTCTTCGGCTTGAGCATTGCCGACGAGGCGATGGACATCCAGCGGGTCAAGACGGTGCTGCTCCGCAATATGCTGGACAGCGTGTACATGAGCGTGGTTCCGCGCACGTATGCCAACACGAACATCGTGAGCCAGCGTGGTCTCGATGCGTTGCTGACGGTGCGGCCTGGCGTGGTGATCGAGGGCGCAGGCTCCGCGGCGGATGCGATCATGCCGATGGTGACGCCGGACTTGAGCGCATCGGCGCTGACGGCAATGCAGTGGATCGACCGTGTAGCTGAGAGCCGGACGGGCGTGAACCGATCGGCGCAGCCGATGGACCCGGATTTGTTGCATGACACGGCCAAGGGCGTAGAGCTGTTGCAGAACGCGGCGAGCGTTCGCAAGGAAGAGATCGCCCGCAATCTGGCGGTTGGCCTGCAGCAGCTTGGCAAGAAGCTTTATCGGCTCATTCACAAGCACCAGAACGAAGCGCGCAGCATCAAGATCGCGGGCGAGTGGCAGAACATCGACCCGCGCGCTTGGGAATCGGACATTCAATGCACGGTGAGCGTGGGCCTTGGTACGGGCGCGCGTGAAAAGCAGTTGATGATGCTTCAGATGATCCAGCAGGATCAGGTGGCATGGGTGAGCGCTTACGGGCCGGGGACGCCGGTGGTGAAGCCAGAGCATCTCTACAACCTCGTCAGCGAAAAGCTGCGGCTCTTAGGGTTTAAGACGCCGGACAAGTTCTTCGGCGCACCGGTACAGCAGAACCCGCAGACGGGGCAGATGGAGCCCTATGTGCCGCCGCCGCCGCAAGACCCGAACGCGGCCAAGGTCCAGGCTGAGCTTCAGAAGGCTCAGATGGAGATGCAAGCGTCGGTGCAGATGGAGCAGATGAAGGCTCAATCGGCAGAGCGTCAGACGGTGTTGCAGGCCGAGAAGGACATGCAAGTTGCCGCGGCGCAGCAGCGTGATGAGTTGATGCGGGCGCAGATGGATGCCGAGAAGGCGCAGCGCG